GATATAAGTGTTCTGTTATATCCAAACGTAATACATAAAGTCGCAAAAGAATACAACGAAGCCTATGTGCTTGTAGAACTAAACTACAGCGATCAGGTTCCAATGATTTTACATTCTGAATTAGAATATGAGAATATCCTTTTTGTAAACAGGACTGCTACTGGGCAGGTTGTTTCTGGCGGATTTGGTGGTGGAAAAACGCAGCTGGGAGTAGTAACCGATAAGAAGGTCAAAAGGACTGGCTGTCACAATTTTAAGTCTTTGGTCGAGGAGAAAAAGCTCCTTATATTTGATGCTGATGTAATATCTGAGATTTCCACATTTATCGAGAGTAAAGGTAGCTACGCTGCAGACGATGGCTACAATGACGATCTAGTTATGACCTTAGTATTATTTTCGTGGCTGACTGCAAGCCCATACTTTAAAGATTTGAATAATATAAATCTACGCGAGCTAATGTATAAACAGAGGATTCAAGCCATTGAAGATGAGCTGACTCCGTTTGGTTTCCAGAATGATGGTCGGGATGACGATGGAAACCCATTGAATTTTTGAAATTTTAATTGTAATAAATATACAGTAGTTGCTCAAGTAGCAAACATATAACAATGTAATTAAGGAGAATTACAATGCCTTTCCAACTTAGTCCAGGTGTTGCGGTCGTAGAGAAAGATTTTACATCTATCGTTCCTGCTGTTTCTAGTTCTGCTGGCGCTTTCGCTGGCGTATTCCAGTGGGGTCCAGTTTTAGAGCCAATCACAATCACTTCTGAAAACGAACTCGTAAGCATATTTGGCAAACCAACCGATTCAAATTTCCAGTCTTTTTTCACTGCTGCAAACTTCCTCAGTTATACAAATAACCTGTTAGTTTGCCGTGCCGATACTGCTGCTACAAACGCAGTATCTTCTGGCACTTCAATTAAAATTAAAAATAACGCAGAATATCTAACATCATACGCTAATGGACAAGGTACTGTTGGTGAGTGGGCAGCTCGCTATCCAGGTGCTTTGGGCAACTCTCTTAGAGTTTCTATGGCTGATGCTGGTTCATTTACAAACTGGGCTTATGCAGACCAGTTCCAAAGCGAGCCAGGAACTTCTTCTGCAGCTGCTGCTGTGGGTGGAGGAAGCGATGAATTGCATGTTATTGTTATTGATGAGGACGGACTTTGGTCTGGAACCGCTGGAACAATTTTAGAAAAGTATTCTTTCCTCTCAAAGGCATCTGATTCTAAGTCTTTTGATGGCTCTAACAACTATTACAAAGATGCTATCAACTCTAGATCTAAATTTATCTACTGGATGGACCATACAACAATCGGTGGTGGTACAAACTGGGGAGGTTCTTTAACAACTACATTTAACAATTTAACCTCAGCAGTTACACGTTCTTTAACTGGTGGAACTGATGACCTTACTGCTACTGCTGGCGAACTGCAAGCAGCCTGGATTGTTTTTGCTGATGATAGTCAGTATGATATTAGCCTTCTGCCAGTTGGAGCAGTTAGCTCTACAGTTGCAGCATACGTAATTAATAACGTAGCTGAAGTTCGTAAAGACTGCGTTGTGTTTGCTTCTGTTGCTGATACTGAAGGTGCAGTTATTCTGTCTTCAGACGCTTCAGCCGTAACAAAAGCGATGGCTTATCGTAACGATCTTCCAAGCACTTCTTACGCTGTTCTTGATTCTGGTTACAAATATCAATACGATCGCTACAATGACAAGTATCGTTATGTTCCATTGAACGGTGATACAGCTGGAACCTGTGCTCGTACAGATTACACCAATGATCCATGGTTCTCTCCAGCTGGACTAAATCGTGGTCAAATTAAGAACGTAGTTAAACTTGCATTTAACCCAAACAAAACACAACGCGACCTTCTTTACAAAGATGGTATTAACCCAGTAGTTTCTTTCCCAGGACAGGGAACTGTTCTGTTTGGAGATAAAACTCTTCTGGCTAAGCCAAGCGCATTTGACCGCATCAACGTGCGTCGTTTGTTTATCGTTTTGGAAAAGGCGATTGCAACTGCTTCTAAATTCCAGTTGTTTGAGTTTAACGACGAGTTTACTCGTGCACAGTTTAAGAACTTAGTTGAGCCATTCCTGCGTGATGTTCAAGGTCGTCGTGGTATTACTGACTTCTTGGTCAAATGCGACGCAACTAATAACACTGGTGAAGTTATTGATCGCAACGAATTTATTGGCGATATCTTTATTAAGCCAGCACGCTCAATAAACTTTATTACTCTAAACTTTATCGCTGCTCGTACTTCTGTTAATTTCAATGAAATTGGTGGCTAATAATAGCGTAATAAATAGTTAAGAATCAAGGAGAAATAAATGGCAAATATTGCTGATTTTAAATCGCAGATGATTGGTGGCGGTGCTCGCCCTAATCAATTTCGCGTTGAGTTAACATTCCCAACCTACGTACCACTGGGAGTTGTTGCTGGACAAAGAGCACAGTTTCTATGCAGATCGGCACAGCTACCAGCATCTACGATCGAGCCAATTACGGTTCTGTATCGTGGACGCCCAGTAAACTTTGCAGGTGAGCGTTCTTTCCAGCCATGGACTGTTTCGATTTACAACGATACAACTTTCAACATTAGAAATGCTCTTGAGATTTGGCAAACTGGTATTCAAAATTATAGCACCACTGATGGTCGTACAAATCCAACTTCTTATCAAGTTGATCTAAATGTACACCAGCTAGATAGAAGTGGCGCTATTATTAAATCATACAAGTTTGTTGATGCAATGCCAGTCAATATTGGTCCAATCGCTTTGGACTTTGACCAGCAAAATCAAATCGAGTCGTTTGATGTAGAATTTGTTTACAACTACTTCACATCTAATACTGGCGCAGGTGGTTCCAGTTTTGGAGTTAACGTGGGAATTGATACACCAATCGGCAGCTTCCCGCTTCCAATTTAATTAACTTTTTAATTTTTAAATTATGCAAATTTTTGGGTTTGAAATAAAACGTAAAGATTCATCAGAAAAGATGGCAAGTGTTGTTACGCCATCTTCTGATGATGGATCGACAGTTGTTAATTCAGCAGCTGCATATTATGGTATGGTTATGGATGTTGAGGGTGTCGTTAAAAACGAAAATGACCTCATCAGAAGATACCGCGAAATTGCTCAGTATGCAGATACAGATTCAGCGATTGATGACATTGTCAATGAGACATTAGTTTCTGAAGAAGACTGCGTTGAATTAGATTTAGAAAAAGTAAAACTTTCTGCCAGTATTAAAGATAAAATACAGGAAGAGTTTAAGGAAGTTTTAAGACTGTTAAAGTTTAGTGAAAGAGGACATGATATATTCCGCTCTTGGTATATTGATGGTCGTGTTTATTATCACATTTTACTTGACGAAAATAATATTAAGCAGGGGATTGTTGAGTTAAGATACGTTGATCCTCGCAAGATTCGTCGTATAAAGAATATCAAAAAAGAGCGCACTCCAAAAGGTGTTGATGTAATTAAAGAAATTGATGAATATTATCTTTATAATGACAAAGGAATTACAGAACAAACAACACAAGGTGTAAAACTCTCTATTGATTCAATTGTTTATGCTCCATCTGGTATGCTAGATGCAAATACTGGTATGATGCTTTCTCATCTACACAAAGCAATCAAACCAGTTAACCAGTTGAAGATGATTGAAGATGCTTCTGTAATCTATAGAATTTCTAGAGCACCAGAGCGTAGAGTATTTTATGTTGACGTTGGTAATCTGCCAAAACTTAAAGCAGAAGAATACGTTAACCAGATTATGAATAAGTTTAGAAATAAAGTTGTTTACGATGCAACCACAGGCGAAGTCCGTGATGACCGTAAGCATCTTTCTATGATGGAAGATTTTTGGATGCCACGTCGTGAGGGTGGTAAAGGTACTGAGATCACTACATTACAAGGTGGTCAAAATCTTGGCGAGATCCAAGATATTCAGTACTTCCAACAAAAGTTGTTTCAAGCACTGAACGTACCACTCTCTCGTTTGCAACCATCTACGGGATTTAGTTTAGGTCGTTCTACTGAAATAACTAGAGACGAAATTAAGTTTTCTAAATTTGTAAAGAGACTCCGTAATAGATTTTCTACTTTGTTCTTAGAAGCATTACGAGTTCAGTTGATTGTCAAGGGAATTATCCGAGCTGATGAGTGGGATAATATGCGCGAAGGATTTAGATTCGTGTATGATAATGACAATCACTTTAGCGAATTAAAAGATAATGAGATATTGTTACAGCGTATAACTATGCTGCAACAATTAGATCCATATGTTGGAAGATATTATTCGTCAGATTGGGTACGTAAGAATGTACTGCAACAGTCTGAAGAAGATATTAAAAACATGGATAAAGAAATGCAAGAAGATTTGGTTAATCAAATGCATAAAGCAGATTTTGATGGTACGGTTTCTGGTATCACCCAAACAGCTCAGCAAACTTATCTGAAACAGTTTGCTCCGCAAGATACAGAAGAAGCTGCCCCACCACAGTCGCCCCAGAAAACCCAAAAGGAGAAAAAATAATGACGACCAAAGATTTAATTGATGCCTTGGCAGCTGGTGACGCTAGTGGTATTGAAACATCATTTAACGCTGCAATGGCAGAAAGAATTTCTGCAAGAATAGATGATATGCGTACACAAGTTGCACAAAGTATGTTCGCAGCTCCACAGGAAGAAGCTGAACAAGTTTCTGCTGAGGAACCTGCTGCTGAAACAGAGCAAGCTGAATAATGTTTTTTAATTTCTGCAAAACTAAACGATAAGATATCGGAAGAGACATACGAAGAACTTTCCGATATTAAGGTAGCGAATATTATCAAAGAATATCAAGACGTTAAAGTAACAGATACACTAATAGAATCATATATTGAACTTGCTTCTTCCAACATCTTTACAGTAGATCCAGTTGTTTATGAAATTAGAAAACTAAACAAACTGGATGTTGTAATTGAAGGTAAAATCCATTATGAACTAAATGATGGCTCTGTAGTTGCAATTAGTGAGGCTACACAAGAGAACCTAAATAATCTATTACAAAACCAAAAAGAAATAATCGACTACATGAGAGAAAGTAAAGAAAACTTTATTCATGTAGTGGAAAAATTAGAGGAATAAAATGCCAGTTACTAAAACAATTCTAAAGAATACCAACAACGAAACGATTATTAAAGTCGCAGGAACTGCAGCTGCAGCTACGATTGATTTACAAACTGATTGTTTGGCAACTACTCAAGCATTAGATGGAGCTACACAAACAGTTAATATCGCTGGCGTACAGTGGGTTGGTTTACCAGATGCTGTAGTAACAATTGCTAGAAATTCAACTAACATTCTAACACTTCCAGGCGGTGGTGCTGATTACCTTGAGTTTGCTGCAGGTAATGGCTTCGTAGATAATATCCAAGCAACAAATGATATTGTTGTAACAATTGCTGGAGCTGAGGCACAATGTTATTTAATACTCCGCAAAGCTGGCGGATATGCAACCAAAGTAGAAACTGCTGTATTTGGTGCATATGATAACGAAACTGCAGTAGGGAGTTAATTAAATGAAATTTATTAAAGAAGTCCAAGAGACTACAAATTTAATTGTTGAGAATAAATTAGGTAAAAAAAGTTATTTCATTGAAGGTATCTTCCTTCAGTCAGAATTAAAAAATCGTAATGGTCGCATGTATCCAGAGTCTATTATGGATAAAGAAGTCGGTCGTTACATGAAAGAATACGTTGAAAAGAATCGCGCTTATGGTGAGTTAGGGCATCCAGACACACCAAGTATCAATTTAGATCGCGTATCACACCTTATCGTAGACCTTCGTAAAGAAGGAACAAACTATGTAGGTAAAGCAAAGATTTTAGAAACACCAATGGGTAATATTGCTCGCGGTCTTCTTGACGGTGGCGCAAATCTTGGCGTTTCTAGCCGAGCACTTGGTTCGTTAAAGTCGAACAATGAGGGTGTTCAAATCGTGCAGGATGATTTTATGCTTTCCACAGCTGCTGACATCGTTGCCGATCCTTCCGCTCCAGATGCTTTCGTTCAGGGTATTATGGAAAGCAAAGAGTGGGTTTTCGTTGATGGAAAGTTCGTGGAGAAACATATTGAGGAAGCCAAAAGAAATATCAAGAAATCTTCCTCTTGCAATTTAGAGGAAGCGAAGGCTCGTGCTTTCCAAAATTTCTTGAGTAAAATTAAATAAATAATAAATAACAATAGGACTTATCCAGTTAGGAGAAACAGATGTCTATCGAAAATAAAATTAACCAAATTCTTGCTGAATCACGTCAGAAAGAACTTCAAGAAGGACCAGGCGAAGTAGCCCAAAAGGCAGTCAACGTCGTCAAGAAAGTTGCTGGCGTAGCGACTGGAACCGTTGGTGCTGCTACAGGAGCGATGCAAGGAGCAGTTACTGGTGCTCGTAAAAACTATGCTGCTATCAACGACGATGTCGAAGTTGAGGGCGAGCTGGTTGAAGAAGAGGCATTGGAAGAGGCTAGCGAAGCTGGTCAAAGCATCACTACTGATACAGTTACAAAAGTTGCTGGCGATAACCCAGACAATGCACGTAACGCAGTAGTTGATCAGAAGGCAGCTGAAGGCGGCACTTCTAAGAAAGAAAACGAAGCTACTAAAGGTGCTGCAGCTGCAGAAGGTCGTGGTAGCATGAAAGAAGATATTGATGCTCTCGTTAATGGCGAAGATCTCTCTGAGGAATTCAAAGAGAAAGCAGCTACAATTTTCGAGGCAGCAGTAATGACTCGTGTTAAATCTGAAATTGCACGAATCGAAGAAGAGTATAATACCAAGTTGCAAGAAGCAACTGAACAAGTTAAAGAGGGTCTAGTTGAACAGGTTGATGGATATCTCGACTACGTAGTCGAGCAGTGGATTGCACAGAATGAAATTGCCCTTGAGCATGGTATTAAAACTGAGATTGTTGAAAGTTTCATTGGCGGAATGAAGACTTTATTCGAAGAGCATTATATCGATGTTCCAGAAGAAAAGTATGACTTGGTCGCTGAAATGGAGCAATCACTTGCAAGTCTCGAAGCGAAACTTGATGAACAAGTCGCAGCAAATGTTGAGATGAAGAAATCTATCAGCGAAATGCAGCGTGTTGAAATCATCGGTCAAGCAAGTGAAGGTCTTACCGACACTGAAGTAGAGAAGTTTGCAGGACTTGCAGAAGAACTATCTTTCGAAGATGCTGAGTCTTTCACTAAGAAAGTTCAAACAATCCGCGAAAACTATTTTAATACTAAAGCACAAAGCGCAGATGTTAAGTCTGTTGTGACTGACACTCCAGTAGATTCTTTAAACGAAACTACTACGACTGTTGATCCATCGATGAAAGCATATCTGAGCGTTCTCAACCGTAAGTAATTTTTAAAACAAAAGGAAACAAAATGACTACTCGTCAACAATTAATCGAAAAGTGGGCACCAGTTCTTGATCACGAAGGTAGTGATCCAATTAAGAACAACTACATTAAAGAAGTAACAGCAGTTCTGCTCGAGAACCAAGAGCGTGAAATGCGTCAATATTCGGCAGCTCTTGGTGAGTTGAACGAAGCTGCTCCAGCTAACTCAGTTGGTGCATACCCAGACACAAACGGTATGGCTAAGTTTGATCCAGTTTTGATCTCTCTGGTTCGCCGTGCAATGCCAAAGCTGATCGCTTATGATGTTTGCGGTGTTCAGCCAATGACACAGCCAACAGGTCTGATTTTCGCAATGAAGTCACGTTACAGCACAATGGGCGGTACTGAGGCTTTGTTTAACGAAGCAGATACAGATTTCTCTGGTACAGGTACACATAGCGGTACTTATGACTTTGGTGGTTCTGAGAATACTGGTACAGGTCTAGCAACTGCTGACGCAGAGCGTCTTGGCCAAGGTGGTCAGGGTGATGGTTCTTTCGGTGCAATGGCTTTCTCAATCGAGAAGACCAGCGTTACTGCAAAGACACGTGCTCTGAAAGCTGAGTACTCGATCGAACTCGCACAAGACATGAAGTCTGTTCATGGTCTTGATGCTGAAGGCGAATTGAGCAACATTCTGTCGACAGAAATCCTGACAGAAATCAATCGCGAAATCATCCGTACAATTTACAAAACTGCTAAGGCAGGTGCTTCGGTTGGAACATCAGTAGCAGGTACTTTTGACCTGGACGTTGATTCCAATGGTCGTTGGTCCGTTGAGAAGTTCAAGGGTCTGATGTTCCAAGTCGAGCGCGAAGCAAATGCAATCGGTCAGCAAACTCGTCGTGGTCGTGGTAATTTCCTGATCACTTCTGCTGATGTTGCTTCTGCACTGGCAATGGCAGGTGTTCTGGATTATGCTCCAGCACTGAACAACAATCTGACTGTTGACGACACAAGCACAACATTTGCTGGTGTTCTGAATGGTAAGTATCGTGTGTATGTTGATCCATATACTGCAAACGTATCCGCAACCCAGTTTATGGTTGTTGGTTACAAGGGTGCTTCGGCATTCGACGCAGGTATGTTCTACTGCCCATACGTTCCTCTCCAGCTGGTTCGTGCTGTTGATCCTAACAGCTTCCAGCCAAAGATTGGCTTCAAGACACGTTATGGTCTGGTCTCCAATCCATTCGTTCAATTGGACGGAACTGGCAACCTCAACGCTAACGAGAACTATTACTATCGTCGCGTTAAGATTACTAACCTTATGTAATCTAAGCAACCGTAGAGTTGTACTTGAAAGGGGAGTTTCGGCTCCCCTTTTTTATTTTGATAAATAGTAATTATTGACAAACAAAACTATTATGATAACTACTCTTACTTGCCCTATCCCATCTAACATTAACCCACTGTCGCCCAATGGGTTTCAATTTAGTATTGCTAAGTTACCAGATCTGACGTACTTTGCTCAGCAGGTAACTATTCCTGGCATTTCTTTGCCAGCATTTGAAGCCAACAATCCTTTGACACCATTCCCAATTGCTGGCGACATCATTACTTACGATCCGCTAAACGTGCAATTTCTCGTAGATGAGAGCATGGCTAATTACAAAGCAGTATATAACTGGCTAAAGGGACTTGGGTTTCCAGAGAACCATAGTCAGTATGAGATGTTCGTAGATAATGCAGAAGGTGGTCCATCGAATGAATTACAAAAAAATTATTCTGATGGAACTTTGCAAGTATTAGGTGCAAATAATAAAGCAGTGCAAACAATTCAGTTTATCGATCTGATTCCTGTTTCTTTGGAATCTCTAACCTTCCAATCAACCAATCAAGATGTGCAATACTTGGTAGGCAGCGCTACATTCAGATATAACTTTTACAAGTTTACTTGACTTTTTTATAGTTTCGTAGTATAATAACTATGAAAGTGAGGATATTATGAACATTGAACAATTGCAAGATACCTGGGATAAAGACTGTGAGATTGACGATAATTATCTCGGTGAACATGCAACTAAAACTCCAAAACTACACGCCAAGTATATAAAGATACTCATCGGCGTCAAACTCAAATATACAAAACTTCAGTCAGATTACAACTTGTTGCGTAAGTCCAAGTTCCGTTATTATCGCGGTGAGTTGTCACGCGATGAATTAACTGAATACGGTTGGGAGCAGTGGCAAGGAGTCAAGCCAATGAAGAATGAGATGGATGAGTTCTTAACTGGCGACAGCGATTTAAATACATTAGAAGTCAAAATAAAATATCTCGAAACGATGATATATCTTTTAGAATCTATTCTTGGACAAATTAAAGCCAGAGACTGGCAACTTAAAACTGCCGTAGAATGGAAAAAATTTTTAGCAGGAATGTAATTGACTACAGTAACTATTGAAAAACTCGATGAGGTTCATGTCCGCATTTTTTCAGACGCGAGTATAGAACAGGAACTCTGCGACTTTTTCACTTACGAATATCCAGGTGCTAGATTTACACCGCAGTATAGAGCAAGATTGTGGGATGGTAAAGTTCGCCTGTACGATCAGGTAAGAAAAACATTATACGTTGGACTAATTAATTACGTAGAGCAGTTTTGCGAGAACAACAATTATACAGTTACATGGAAAACCGATATGAAGTTTTCCCATGGATACACGTTAGAAAAAATTGAGCAATACGTTCGATCTTTAGATCTACCAACTAAGATAGAAATTAGAGATTACCAAATAGAAGCAATTAAAACTGCTTTAGATAAAGACAGAGTTGTATTGCTATCACCGACTGCATCTGGCAAATCATTTATTATTTACAGCATTATGCGTTGGCACTTAGAGCAGGGACATAAATGTATTCTTATTGTTCCAACAACTTCCCTAGTTGAGCAAATGTACTTTGACTTCGAGGATTATTCCTCAGTCAACAAGTGGTCAGTTAAATCGCACTGTCAAAAATTGTATAGTGGATTCCCCAAAGATTTTAGTAAAGACGTATTGATTACTACATGGCAGTCAATCTATCTCCAGCCACGTGCTTGGTTTAAACAATTTAATGTTATGTTTGGAGATGAAGCGCACAACTTTAAAGCGAAATCCCTAACTGGTGTTATGGAAAAGATGGACAACATATCCTACAGAATAGGAACAACTGGAACTCTTGATAACAAAAAAGTGCATCGTTTAGTTCTTGAAGGTATATTTGGACCTGTCCATAAAGTTATTACAACCAAACAACTTATGGAAACAGATAGAGTTGCCAAGTTAAATATAACTTGTTTGATACTAAAGTATTCTGAAGAAATTCGACAGACTAATAAAAATAATAAATACCAGGAAGAGATGGATTGGATTGTTTCTCATGAACCGAGAAACAAATTTATTAGGAATTTAGCACTTAAGTCAACTGGCAATACTTTAGTATTATTCCAGTATGTTGAGAAACATGGTAAAGTTCTTTATGAAATGATAAAACAACAAGCACATAAAGATCGTAAAGTATTTTTTGTATATGGTGGAACTGACACCAGCGACAGGGAAGCGATACGACACATAACTGAGGGTGAGGATGATGCTATTATCATTGCGTCTTTCGGAACTTTTTCAACTGGCATTAACATCCCCTCGATTGAGAATGTTATATTCGCTTCTCCATCTAAAAGTAAGATTCGGAATTTACAAAGTATTGGTCGTGGATTGAGGTTGAAAAAAGGTAAGACTCATTGTAATCTGTACGATATGGCAGATGACTTACATTGGAAATCTTGGAAGAATCATACTTTAAATCACGCAGCAGAAAGGTATAAGACGTATGCTGAAGAACAGTTTGAGACTAAGTTGGTAGAGGTAAATCTATGTCCAACTACGTAGTTGTAAAATTAGTTTCTGGAGAGCAGTTGATGGCAGATTTGTCATCTGAGAATGAGTCCACTCTAAATCTACTGAACCCGATGCTAATTAAAACAAGAGAACTAGAAGATGGTGAATCTATAACAGCAATTCCTTATTGCCAATTCTCATCAGACAAGATGTTTAATATTCTAAAGACACATATAATGTATACCAAACAAATGCATGAAGTATTCATTCCTCATTATGTTAGGATTGTAAAAGAACACGAGGAACATATAGAGTTGAGAACCAATAAAAAAGAACAAGAGCAACAAACTCTTGATTGGGAAGATACAGAAAGTCTAACTACAGAGGAAATTCAAAAGCGTATAGATGTTTTAGAATCTTTGTTTGGCAATCAAGAAGAATCTCCTGTCGAAGAGAAAGAAGAAACGAGAGTTGTTTCGAAAGGAAATAAAACATTTCACTAATCTCATCATCAACCCCGACACCGTAATTATGGTCTTTTTTCAAATTAATGTAAAATTTATTTCTTTGTAAAAAATTAAGTTTTACATTATATCAACAATACAGTATACTTGTGAATGCTGGATCAAAACCAGGAACTTAATATGGCACACTATGTAAACAATGCTGATTTTTTAGCTGCAATAAAAGAATATAAACAAAAGGTAAAAGAGGCTGAGGAGAGCGGATCACCTAAGCCACAGGTTAGTAATTATCTTGGTGAGTGTATTCTGAAAATTGCAACTCATCTATCTTATAAACCTAACTTTATTAACTACTCATACAAAGATGATATGATCTTGGATGGTATTGAGAACTGCATTCAATACATTGATAACTTTGATCCAGCTAAGTCTAGCAATCCATTCGCGTATTTTACGCAGATCATTTATTATGCTTTCTTGCGAAGAATATCTAAAGAAAAAAAGCAGGCATATATTAAGACTAAACTTATAATGGATATGCCAATCGATACATTTGATCTACAAGAACAAGACGAAGGCGAACAGTTTCAAAATGCATACTT